TGCGACAAGTCTACACTCTGATAAACAAACGAATTATTAGGGATAGGGTTTTCTTTAATGCCTGCTATCCATACTTCGGTTTGAAGCCCCGCCATAGCTACTCCTTTGAAAATAGAGGGGGCAACATACTGAACTACAGTAGAAGTAGCTACAATAGCTGTTGCTACTATGGGTACTGAAGCACCTACAATTGGCGCAATAAACATTGAGGCAATAAGTGCCAATAATGCATTAATAAACAATGCTTTTAATGATAATTTCATACTGTTTTAAATTGTTTTTAAAGGGTTATTAAATTACTTTTCAGTGTAGCGCACTCCATTGGCGTACTCTTGGGCTAAGCGGGCATACTCTTCGGGTTCCTTGTCTCGGAGAGCTCGGAGCCTATCGGGGTTTTTCTTTTGCAAGTAGTCAAAGCTTTCATCGGCAGTACCTGTTGGTTTTGCACCTGCTCCCAACACTACCTCACGTACAATGTTAGCCTTTCCTTGCTGTGTATTCTCAGCTTCTTTGTCGGCTACAAGTTTAGAGAGTACGGCTTTTTGTCCGTCAAAATCTACTTCAAACTGCTTTAGCTGACTTTCTTTGAGGGCTTGTGGGATAAGCCCTAACTGTACGGCTTTATCTACCAAGGTTGTAGCTTCGGCAGTGCGAGTTTCTCTAATTGTTTTTTTCAGAGCCACTACTTCGGTTTCTGCTTTTTCTTTGTCCGCTTTGAGGTTATGTAGAGCACTAAGTACTGCTTCCTCTTTTGAGTTTTCGCCCATACCCAAGGCAAGGGCTATCACTTTAATATCCATATTGTTTGATGTATTAGTTACTATTTTTTTGAGTTGAAAGGGCTTGCCGTCTTTGGATAGTTTCAAAGCGTTGTCGTTGCCTCCTATATCTACAATAGAAATCTCCACGAGCTTACAAGCGGTTACAGTCTCATATACTTGTCCTTCTAAAATATGTTGTGGTTCGGTAGATACTTCTTTTATCTCCGCAAACATAGAAGCCATACGTATATAGCCACGTTCCACCTTTCCTGCTATCTTCTTAGCAAACTCGTCTTGCTCGTCAAACTCTACTTCGGCTATAAGAGTACTACCTTCTTTGTAGAGTCTCGTACAACGTCCTATGACTTCACTACCCTTATAAGCATTAACACCTCTTTCGTGCATAAAGAGTACGACAGGGTTGCGCATATATTGGGCGTAGTCAATACCATCTGTAAGGATACGGTAGCCGTAGCTATTTACATTTTCGGTATTGATGATAAATTGGTGTTTCATTAGCAAATTGGTGTTAGTTCATCACTTAATTCTGGTGCAAAATTCAGTAGGTTTTAGCAGGTATAAAAATCGGCAAACAAACCTTGTACTGAATTTGCCCAAACCTTGTACTGAATTTGCCCAAACCTTGTACTGAATTTGCCCAAGCGTTGAGAGCTAATTTCGCTACCTACTTTATATATATGACCTTTGCACTGATAAAACAAAGTATATAATGGAATTTGATTTGAAAGAACTCACAGCGCGGGCTTTTTTGGACTATGTAGGTCCAGCATTTCCCTCGTGGTGGGCTAATAACAAAAAGAAATATGTACTACCGAGTCTCTCCAATATTAGTGAAGCACGTAGCAATGGTAGCCAATACTTTATGACCTTTAAGGTTGCCGACAAAGCAGGCGTGCAAACGCTTTTTCCAAACGAACCTTTGGTGAGCTTTTCACTCACTAAAACCATTGTAGAGACAGCAACGGTAGGCAAACACCGCAGAGGTAAAGTAAAAGAGTATATCGCTACTGAAGACTGGCAAATTACCATTAAGGGGCTTTGTATAGACACCAACAACCCCGACTTGTACCCTACTGCACAAGTACAAAGCATTAACCGCTTGTTTGAAAAGAACGAAAGTCTGGAGGTTATAGGCAATAAACTCTTTACCCTTTTTGATATTCGTAACATTGTTTTAAAAGATATTAGTTTCGAGGCTATGGAGGGCAAGGAGGGCATACAGAAGTATGTCATCAAAGCCGTGTCAGATATGGACTTCTATGCTGAATTAGATGAAAAACGAACTCAACTTAACAACTTATACTAATGTTTATATTACAAGCAATTATCAAAATAGGGGACTATACTTTTAAGGCTGTGCATAGTGTGAAAATCGCAAAATCGGTAGACGAATTAGCCGACACCTGTACTATTGAACTTCCTACCCATTTTAAAGTAGCTAAAGGAGGTGATAGCCTCTATACAGAAAAGGCTATCAAAGCAGGCGATAAGGTGAGCGTTACTCTTGCTTATGAGGGGGTATATAGCGGGGTGGAGTTTGAGGGCTATGTAAAAAAGGTTAAGCCAAGCATTCCCGTGAGCATAGAATGCGAGGACGCTATGTACTTATTGAGGCGCAAGAACATCAATAAGTCGTGGCAAAAAACAACTCTTAAAGAAGTATTGCAGGAGGTAGTGAAAGACACTCCTATTACCTTGGCTGATAATATCCCACAAATGCAGTTAGACCAATGGCTCATTCGCAATGCCAATGGTACGCAGGTGTTGGATAAACTCAAAGAGGAATTTAGGCTAAGTATCTTTATTAATGATGAGGGCAAGCTATATGCAGGGCTTTCGGAGCTTACCAATATAGGGCAAACCGCACGCTATGACCTTAATTACAATATTGTAGCGAATGATTTGGAATATCGTACCAAGGACGAACGTCGGATAAAAATACAATATACCTACATAGATAAGAACAACAAAAAGAAAACTGTAGAAGAGGGTGATCCTGACGGCGAGTTAAGAACCTTTCATACCTCTGTGGTGAGCGATGAGGCTAAGCTACGAGATATGGCAAGAGCGGAAATGGAAAAGCTAAAGTATGACGGCTTTGACGGCTCTATAACGAGTTTCTTAGTACCCTACGCCACGCGAGGTATGCAGGCACAACTCATAGACAAAGAACTGAAAGAGATAGACGAGCGCTATTTCATTAAAAAAGTAGAAACTACCTTTGGGCGCAATGGAGCACGCCGACAAGTAACCATAGGAGCAAGATTATGAGTATAGATAGAGAATTAGCCGAGGGGCTTCGTAAGTTAGGCAAACGCAAAACCCCTACTATAGCCGTAGAGGTGGTATCAGTAGACAAAACGCAAGGTACGTGTGTGGTGAAAGACGATGAGCTACAATATACCGTGCGCTTGGCTTCTGTAATTAACGATAATGCCGAGCGGTTTTACCTTTTCCCAAAGGTAGGAAGTAGCGTACTAATTGCTTCGATTGGGGAGGATGAAAACCGTTACTATGTAGTCGCTTATAGCGAGATTGAGAGCGTGAGCCTACGGATAGAAGACACTCAGCTTACCATAGACAAAGCGGGGGTACATCTGCAACGGGGTGAAGTAGATTTTAAAAGTCTTTTAAATGAGCTTTTAAACGAACTTAAAACAGCTATCATACAAACCCCTGCTGGAGTTGGCAACTTTGCTCCTAACAATGTGACAAAGTTTGACGAGATTAATAACAAAATAAATGAATTACTACAATAGATATGGCACGACTAACCGCCGTTGAGGCAGATTACAAAAAATCACAAGCTAAGGAGCTTTTTGCCAAAGGCTTTAGCATTGCCAATATATCGGAAATGATAGGCATTGGTATTAAAACGCTTGGCAAATGGCGAGAGGAGGGCAAATGGGATGATGAGAAAGAATTGCAAACCCTCAAGCCCTCAAATATTCGCAAACTCACGCTTAAGTGTGCGCAGGCTATTGAACGTGGAGAGCCTTTACCTTATAAAGTAGACGAAATCACTAAAGTTGTTGCCGCTTTTGACCGCATTACCGACCACGATAAGATTGCTGTCTATACTATGGAAAGTATTGATGGTTTTACTAACTTTATATTAGAGAGGGCGGGACAGAGTAGTGGCAAAAAACGGGAGACATATATGGAACTTATTAAAACTATACGCCCTTACTTTGATATGTATATAACAGATTTATTACAGAATAAAGATGAGTAAAGCGATAACTAAAACCCAGCTTAAGGAAGCCAAAGAACGCTATTTTGCGAAGTCGAAAATGATTAGAGAGCTTACCTACGAGGCTATACAGAAGGAAACAGCCGACGAGCAGGAAGCACGTATCAAGCGACTTTTAAAACCTGAAAACTATGGTGAGTTTTTCGATTACTATTTTGGTTTAGATAGTGGTTTGCCCTTGGGCGATGCCAAGACACCTAAGTTTCATATTGACGACTATATTCGTTTGTACAAGGACCCGTTTATACGCCAATTTAGAAAGAAGTTTAGGGGTGCAGGTAAGTCCATACAATCCAATGTGGGCAATATATGCCACCTCAAACAGAACAACCTTACTTTCTTTCCTATCCTCATAGGGGCTAATGAGGGGCTTGCTAAAATACTACTATCCGACTTACAAGCACACTTGGAGAACAATCAGAAGTTTATCAAGGACTTTGGTTTGCAACTCTCTTATGGGGATTGGTCGGATGGTGATTTTCAAACCACAGACGGCAAGCACTTTAAGGCGTTGGGGCTTAACCAACCTTTTAGGGGGTTGCGTTTTGGTATGTATCGCCCTGACTTGGCTATTTTAGACGATATAGAGGACTTGGATAGAGCCAAACGCCCCGATATGATAGAGAAGTACGGCAAAAAAATAACGGGTGACTTGGTGAAAGCCTTTCACCGCAAACGGGGTAGGCTCATCATCAATAACAACTATATCGTCAAAGACGGCATATTGGACTACCTCTATGACAAGTGGAAAGATAGCCCACATCTGCACGACTCTGTTACCAATTTGGCTACTGCCAACATCACCCGCGAGAACTATATGGACGTAGATTGGGAGCCCTCGTGGAAAGAACGCGATACTAAGGAGGATATTATCCGCATTCTGCTCAACGATGACTACTATACCTCACAGCGGGAAGATTTTAACAACCCTATTGAAGAGGGCAAGCTCTTTAAGGCGAAAGATATTGCCTTGGTACGCATAGCAGATAATGAGGCGTGGGACGGCTTGCTTGACCATTGGGACTTGTCCTATACCGCTACAGGCGACTATAAAGCGGGAGTACTTATTGGTATTAAGGGTATTAAGCTGTACGTATTGGAAGTATTCTGTCAAAGATGTGAACTTAATTCAGCTATGGAAGTACGTGCTCAGTGGGTAAAGAAGTATCTTAAAAAAGGCTATAACACTATGGGCTTCTTTGATGCTACTATGGCGCAGAAAGCTGTCTATACCCCTATTATTATGCAGAGTGCAGAGGACAACGCTTGCCCTAATATCCCTATAGGCTTACATCAGGAGGGCGACAAGCACAACCGTATCTCGGCGGGTATTACCAATGCGCTCTTTCGCAAAATATTGTACTGGGACGAAACTTTGCCTAAACGTTCAGAAAAGGACTATAACGCTTTTAATAAACAGCTACTTTCCTTTGAAAAAGGAACAGCTTCAAACGATGACGCCCCCGATACTTTAGAGCGTGCTATTACCCTTGCCCAACAGTATTTTGGCTATACCGAAAACCCTTTACAAAGCGGGCGACCTTTTATTGCTAAACACAAACGTAGAACTATATGAGTACACCACGAAAAGAACTATTTGTAAAAGTAAAACAAGCCCTTGCCACTATTGAAGGCATTGAGCTGATAGACCTACAACGCGGGCAGTTTGATAACCCTGAAAATGGTTACCCCGAAATATGGACGGCTTGTCTCATTCAGGTAATGCCTATCGCCTACGAGACGATGACCCAACACGTGCAAGAGGGCGAGTGTGAGTTTCATATTGATTTCTATTGCAAAGACGGATGGACAGACCAACACTTAGGCACTGCTGACTCCGAAGAGGGACTTATGGAACTGGATATATTGGACAAAATCACCGATACCATACAATTCCTACAAGGCGAGCAGTTCAAACCCGTACAGCAGGTGCGAGAGGAGGAACTACGCCTAAGTGATGACGGCATTATGAGCTATCGTATTACCTTCACCACCCGCATTTATAGACAAACACCCTACCCTTATACAGGCAGACGATTGCAAATCGCAAGCAATTAATCTTTAATCATTAACAATTAATCATTAGTAACGTGTATTTAACCAAAGACGAACTCAAAACAGTCGCCACCAAAGAGGTGATAGACCTTATCACCCAAGGCGACGAGCAGATAGTAACCCAAATCATTGCCGAAAGTATAGACCTAATGGCTTCTTACCTCTATAAGTATTACGATACAGAGGCTATTTTTGCCAAAGAGGGTGACGAACGTAGCAAAATACTACTGAAGTACCTAAAAGATATTGTTATCCACGAAATCTATATAAGGCGAAGTAAAACCCTCAACCAAGTGGCAAAGCTCCGCTATGACGAGGCTATACTATGGCTTGAAAAAATAGCCAAAGGCGAAATAGAAGTTGCCCTACCCAAGCGCCTCAAAGACACCGACGGCGACGGCACCCCCGACACGCCCACCCCTTTTATGAAGCTTGGAGGGCGAAAAACCTATAAAAACCACTGGTGATTATGCCTAACAACAACTTACAAGAACTCCGCCAAAAGCTCGAAGCCCTTGCACGTTTGGTAGCTAATGATGTCCCCATTGTCCTTAAAACAGAGGGGCTCAAGTTTATTCAAAAGAACTTCCAAGATGAGGGGTTTAATGATGAGGGCTTACAGAAGTGGCAACCTCGCAAAACCACCGATACACGAGGGAGAGACATTACTCGTTACCGCTCGGATAGGGTAGGCAAAAAGGGAACCCTTACCCCCTTTGGCAAGCGTAACCAGGGGCGAGCTATCCTTACAGGGCACAATTCAGGAGGCAACAAGCTGCGCAATTCATTTAGGGCGCGTGTAGAGAAAATGAAGGTTACCTTTTACACCCATAAGGAGTACGCCCGTAGACATAATGAGGGGTTAGAGGGTATGCCTAAGCGACAATTTATAGGCGACTCCAAAACCTTATTCAACAATATCAAAAAGGAAATAGACCGTTTATTCAATCAACTACAATAATGGCAAAGCAACCTCATAAACAACGTATAGAAAAGAGTGTCACCCTTAGTGGTAATGCACTTAATAAAAAAGTACATTTGGGCAAAAATACAGCCCAAAACATTCAGCAGGTAACTAATCTAATGGTGGACATCATCAAACGCCAACGCAGGCTATGGCGTACCGAACTCAACCATTGGCACTCGGCACGTTATGCCCGCTATAGTGTGGACTACCCGCGTACTTACCCATTGGAGGAGGTATACCAAGATGTACTCCTCGACGGACACCTCACGGGTATCACCGAAAACCGTACTTTACGAACTACCAATAAGGACTACGTTATCGCCATCGATGAGATTAAGGACGACACTCTAACCGAGTATATCAAGGACAAACAATGGTTTGAGGACGTGATCGAGTTTGCCCATCAAAGTATCTATCACGGGCATTCTCCTATATGGCTCAAAGAGGTAGCCAAAGGCGAAATCAAAGCCGTAGAACTTATTGATAGGGGCTTGGTAATCCCCGAAAAGCACGTACTTTTAAAAGACTACGATGCTACCACTGGCATAGACCTACGAGATGTGCAAGAGGTAGTATTAGTAGCACAATTTTACAAGCATTCGGGGTTGCTCGAAAAGGCTGCTCCTTATGCAATCCTCAAGCGCCATTCGTGGGGTTCGTGGGACGAGTTCGAGGAGCTCTTTGGTATCCCTATACGTATAGCTAAAATTGCCTCACAGAGTGATAGCGTGAAAGAGGAAGTTGCCCAGTGGTTAGAGGAAATGGGCTCAGCTTCGTATGGTGTTTTTCCTATTGGTACTGAAGTAGATATTAAGGAGAACAGCAAAGCCGATGCCTTCCAAGTGTTTTACCGCAAGATTGAAGCCTTAGACAAGGAGCTCTCCAAGCTCGTACTTCACCAAACAATGACTACCGAAAACGGCAGTAGCAAGGCACAAGGCACAGTACACGAGAACACCTTAGAGGAGGTAGTCTATGCCGACGAAAAGAAGATGTTGGCATTCCTTAATAACCAACTTTTGCCCGCTATGCGTGCCATTGGCTACCCTATCCCTGATAATGCCAAAATAGCGGTAGAGAAAACCACAGACCCTAACAAGCAAATCACTATAGACGGGGTACTCTTAGGGCGTGGCTATATCCTTACTCAAGACTATATAGAGCGTACTTATGGGGTAGAAATAGAAAGTATGCCTACCTCTACCTTTGGAGGAGGTAGTGAGGGTGAATCAAAAAAAGCCTAAGCCTACTCAAGTTACACTATCACACCCATTGTTGCCCGGAGCACGAGTACATAAGGCTCAGCAAGGAAGACAACGACTTGAGTAGGCTCATAGAGGGGTACATACGTGAGGCTTTTGAAGAGCGCAATATTAGTGAGGCGCAAAGCAAAGAACTATGGCAATACTACTACAAGCACCTAAATAAAGCCTTAGCAGAGGGCTACAACCCTACTATTGAGGAAACTAATACCGAACTCGTAACCTCACTAAAGCACAACCTTGCCCGCTTCTCAGCATTTAAAGAAACGAGCTTTAAACAGCAAATAGAAGCCTCTTTAACTAAAAATGGTAAGGTGCTGTCGTGGCAAGAGTTCAAAGCCAAAGCCAACAAACTAAATATAGAATACAATAGGCGTTGGTTACAAGTTGAGTATAACCAAACAGTAGCTAATGCACTTTCAGCACAAAAGTACGAGGAGTATATAGCCAATAAACGCATATACCCTAACCTTACTTATCACGCGGTACACGATGAGCGAACCCGCGAAACACATCGTGCCTGGGACGGACTTACGCTACCCGTAGAACATTCGTTTTGGAAAACACACCTACCCCCTAATGATTGGGGTTGCCGTTGTTACGTAGAGCCTACTGC